CAGAGTTTTCCTACCAGGAAGGAGCGATTGCCTACCCCACAGGGGAGCAACACGGTCCGTACCGATTCCTGTCACATGCACTCGCGGCGAGCGTCCTTCTCACTCTTATGATGAGTGTAGAGCAAGCGATTTAAGCTTGTTCTAGCGGCTAGGCGAGTCAAAATAATCTTGAGATCCCCTGTTGGGACTCTCTAGTTGAGGATCCAAAGGATTAGGAGTCCTCCATCTGGGCGGCTGTAACAGGCGCGCCCAGCCCACTCGATAGCAAGAGCGGGTAACCAACCTAGATTTACCACGGGATCGGCTCCGTAGGAAAGGTTGGGAATTGCAAGGAGCGTCAGCAGTACGTGACCTCCTCTGCTGCGGTAGAAAGAGTCACACCGCGATGGTGTCGCGTTATAAGAAATTTGCGTCATGTCGTAGCAAACACCCCGCTGGTTAGTTTGAGGGAGCTAGCCAACAAGCGGATGATCCACTTAGCAATAAACGTACTAATAAATCTATTAAAAAGCTTGAGAAACAGATGGTTGAACTGTTGGCGTTGGAAAGGCGACAGATCTCGGCCAAGAGGAAGGGCTCCAAGCGAAAAGGCCAAGCGCCTAAGGGCGCTAGTGGAAAACGTCCTAAACAGAGCGTGGCTCGGAAAGCAACAGTACACCCCCACGTGGCGGCGGTGGTTGCACACGCTACTGTCCCTGGAACTGCCATCAAGACACCTGCCGGTCCTGATGGCGATTCTCCTCCTACGTCTTTGCCTTCGTCTGCTTGTGCGGTAACAACCTTGACGATCCCATCGACTGCGGTAGGAGACAATCTCTTCGTCTTCAAGCCTGCGTTCCATAACAGCGCATCGGCAAACAATGTCGCTATCCAGACGTTCGTGACAGCTGGGACCGTGATCCAAGCAGCCTCGTACAACCGGACGGAGACGTTTACCGACGCAGATATGGACGATCAGCGCTCAGCTTACAAGCTGAATGGGCACCATGTGCGCATCGAATTCGTTGGGAATCCGCTCTCCAGGACGGGTTCTATAGTTGTGTTCAACCCTTCTGCCCCAGGGGAATATGAATACATTCTTCCAGAACTCACAACTTACATCGCCACCCCGAGTGTTGCGAACATGCAGGCCTTGACCGCCAAGATCAAGTCCTCGCCGATCGCCAAACACTATCCGCTGAACAAGAAGTCCACAGTCGACATCAGCGCGCCTTCTATGATGAACTGGACCCACTCTGGGCAGCCCACCTGGGCTGCCTTTAGTAAGTTCGGTGCTAGAGGGAATTACCAATACGACGATAACCTCGCCGGACTTGGAAATTTGGGCTCGATGAAGTTACACGGCTCGGAAATCTTCGTCGTCAATGACTCTCTAGGAGGAGGAGGAAGTTCCGCCATTTCTTTCAATTTGAAGAGCGAAGTTAGCTTCGAGCTTCATAATGATGCGAAACAAGCGTTTATGACCCCCTCCTTGCCAAAGAGCCCGGAGGCTGCCGCTGCATTGCACGGCATCTTCGGGGCGCTCCATACTCACAATCGGAGTATGGACACCACTTTGACTCCTACAGAGGCTTTGAAGAAACACTCATCTTCAAAGTTATCAGTCGCCGGCAAGATAGGGTCCTTCTTGTATAAGAACAGAGGGACAGAGGAGAAGATCGCGTTGGATCTTCTCTAGGTGTAGCCGCCCCTGGACGTTTGGGGTGTGATAAGTGATGGTTGTAGCAATAAACGACAACCCGCGAAAGTGCGTCAAAATAGAGCTTGCTCGAACTCGCAGACCCCACGTACACCTATGAGGTAATGTGCTGGACCTCTTCTTTGAGGCTTAGGCAAACATTGGTCCTATAGAGACCCTGCGGTGCGCGAAAGTGCCTACTCTACATCTTTTCCAAAGGTCCGGTGGCCGACATTTGTTTCCGACCGCCTTGGAGGTCTTGTGTTTTCACCCCCCCCCTTCTCTTTATGTTCAATCTGTTCTATTGTTATCTTTTCAGGCCAGACTCAACCGGGTTACATCGAGAAATTGCATTAGTAGCGCATGCATCAGGGTTTTATCTCATATTCGTGGCTCCACCCTTCGAGGCCATCCAGAAACCCCCCCCTTTACATATGAAAACACCCCGCGGTGATGACCGTAATCGAGATCACACTAACATGGATATCGTGCCTCAAGCCGGGCTAAGGGCGCCTCCGCCGGTAGATAGACCGGAAGTCGCAAACCGCAAACGGAAAAGAGAAGACGATCTTTCCGAAGAAGGCCTAGCGCCAATCGCACCAAGAGGACGAGCCGTCTCCTTTTGGTTGACGGGGTACATGACATGCTCCGCTGTCTGGCACATCTGCGTCACTCTTGAGAGGACATGCGATTGTGCCCATGAACCTGCCACGATTTACAACTCGGCTTATGAAATTTACAGCAACGAGGAGTTAGCCGTCATGGGCGGCGAAGTGGTAGACTTTGGTATGTGTCCCACATGCCTGCAAGATTTCACACGCATTAGGCTCCTATCGGGCGTGGAATATTGTGGTGATAGCCGTGGCTTCGACCATTGTTCGACTTGCAACGGCTCTCAGGGTTCTGCCCGGGACAAGTGTTACGTAAAAGGCCAGGACGCCAACGACACCAACAAGCGGAACCACAAGTCTGCCGCTGGGAAGCGGCAGTCGTCCTCCACTCAGCATAAAAAGAAAAAGGGCGATAAAGAAGGTAAGGCAGTGGATGCCAAACCAGAAACAAACCAGGGCGATGCTGACGACCCTGGCAAAAAGATCAATCCATGGAAAGTCATGGATTTGGTGAATAAGCAGGACCTCTCTAAGGCTTTGGAGAGTGTACAAAGATATCATTCATCTTATTCCCAGTGGATCAAGCTCATAGTCGAGGAAGTTCCGGCTGTGCGCAAATTCAAGGCCAAGTTCTTGAACACCAAACTGTTGGTCAACTTCTCCAGCGTTCACTGCCCGAGACCCAAATTTGAGGTTTTAGGGGGCTATGACTTGTATAAGGATATAGATCGCTGGCAAAATGTGGACCCCACCTCACAGTATAATCGGTTTTACTGCCTCAACAAAGGGTACAGTCCAGTGGCTGATCCTTTTGTGGGTTTTGACGCCGACTGGGAGTGGAGGCAGGCCCCCGTGACTCAGCAGCGTGTTCAGGAGTTTCTGAAGCTAGCGACCTCTAGCTATTACCCCCTCCCTGTCGTTGGAAAAGAGCTCTACGCCGAGAAAGTCATTTATGACAACACGGTCAAGAAGCGCCTTTCCGCGGCCAAGGTTATCACCCGATGGGCCAAACAGAAACTTGGCCCAAAATTTTGGGTCGAAGAGGAGGTCCCAGTTCGCATCGACGAACCTTTCAAGTGGTTGATTCTGCTTGGGGTGATGTCTTTAGTCTGGATGGTCCTGATGGTCCTATTCGTGGAGGGCTTCATCAGTTGGTGGGCGTGGATCTTGTCAGAGTTCGCGTCCTACTTTTTGGCGGCATTGGCAATGCTCGCCACCTACGTCTGGTGGAACGGCACATCGCCGTATACCGCCTTGACCACCCTCGGTACGTCCACACGTATCATGTATGAAGGTTACAATAACTTCGACATGGTGGATGTCCGCTTCCGTCGCAAGGATTTGCTCGCTGGGTATTTCTTCAACTCGAAGAGAACAGTGCGCTACCCGAGATGGATGCTCGCCGTAGTGGCCAAAAGGTTGGCTTCCTATAACTCAGGGCCTACCATTCCGGGCAACGTCAGAACAGTGCTGAGTGACGACAGCTACTGGCCGAAGATGGGTTCATCTGCTGCTACTCTTAGATGGAAGAAGTACGTCGATGACTGTGGGATACATTATGCTCACATTAAAAACCTAGATGACTTGGCGGTCAAAAGATCAAGTATGACAGTCGCCCCCACCTATCAGATTTTAAATTTTCAGCCGAGGGCTGGGCGCGCGGGTTATGGGAACCCGGCATCCACCACGCCAAGCCAACCCATGCTTTAGATTATCGGATAGGACATGATGGAATTTTGTGCACCACAAGATTCGACTGGACCAAGGAGGGTTTCAGGTCGCGCGGCGGCGTCGAAGTGAAGGTAGATGACAGTACAGATACGGTTGTCGGTTTTTACTTCACGGAAGAGCCGCGGACCACTTTCAAGGAAGATCCAGTGTTGGTGGGGTGCTCATTGGGTACCGGCTTTAAAATGCACGCCCTTACGCCGGACTCATTAATTTCTAGCTCCGTGAAAAGATTGTTTGGCGTCCGTAAGGACCCAGGGACCCATCTGTCCCTGATCGCTGGGCAAATCGAAACGTTAAGGCTCCCCGGGATGAAGAAGTTCCAGGACTGGTACGTCGCAAGGCACACCAAAAATCCTGATTACTTCGGCATGCAGGACATGTGGATTCATGCCCCCCACGCCAAGAAGCGACTGAGGGAGTCGGTGGAGAAGAAGTTTTTGAGGAAGGGCTGGATAATGTCGGACATGCGTAAGTATGTGGACTACAAGTTAAAACCAGGGGAGTTGCTTCCCCACGATAAACAGTTACGCGCGATAGGGGAGATCTCGGAAAGTTCTGCCTTTATCCACGGTCCACTGGCAGCTGATGACAAAGCGGCCTTTGGTGGCGAGTTTTTCGTATATCGCGACTGTGCTTTCACTTTCATCGAGGGCCCCACCCCCGAGGAATTGCAGAGGGCAATAGACGCTATGACGATCCACACAGCCAATTATCGTATGGTAATGATTTGTTATTCTGACGACGCATGCATAGGGTACCGTCGTAATGGGGTTGTCGAATGGAAGAATTTCGACATTTCGGCCTGCGATGCCTCTATGTTCTGGCCGGTCTTTGTCTTCGCGAGGGAGACGTTGTGCCGGGCCGACCCTGCTAATAAGCGGGTTTACATGGAAGCATTCAAACAGTGCCAGAAGCCTATACGATTGAACAACATTAATAGCAAACTGTTAATGAAGTCAAAGAGGGTACCTTCTATGGTGGAAGTTCCACTAAAACCCGGCCAGTATTGCCTACCAAGTGGTTTTTCGGGCACCACACTGATGAATTTGTTCGCGCAAGTGTTCAATTTTGTCAGAATGGCAGACTGCCTTAACCGCGCCCCAAAAGACCCCTGGGGGGCTATGCGGTTGGCTTGCGAGAAAGCTGGGTTTATGACCAAGATGATTGATTGCGAATGTGTCGAGGATCTTCAGTTCTTGAAACATTCGTGGGCTAAGCAGGATGATGGTTCCTATAAGCCCTATGTCAACTTCGGGTCGTGGTTCAAGAAATTTGGTATTATCCAAGGTCAGATGCCTTCCTTCAAAATTGGATCGAGGAAGGCGACAGTCGAGGAAAGGGTGCGGTCTCATTTAGCCGAGATCGTTTACTCTAGATCCAATTGGGGCGCATCAGTAATATCAGATGCGATGAATAGCTCTTTCCCTCCTAGCGATAGATTGACCTCGGTCATCTGTCAGGGGAGTCTGAGTTATCAACGTTCAATGGCGGAAAAACGGACCTCGATAGAGTCGTGCATTGTCAGCATGGACACTATCAAAAAAAGGTATCGCACGTCCGACGATGAGATCCTAGATTTCTGTGATTTGCTCCGGAATTTCAAGGTTGGCACTCACGTCACACACCCCCTTCTCCTCAAAATTATGGAGAGGGACGAAGGTGCTGGGCCCGTCAGTCGAACTCCCCTCCATCCTCAAATTCCTGTGCTCAGTTTGTTCCAAGGGCGCAGTGTTGAGAGGTTTGGTAAAGAGTCAAGCCACAGACTCCTTTTTCAAAATCCATAGTAGTAAAGTTCCCATCCCCCACTACTATTTATGAAATGGCCCG